TTCTGTTATTTGTTGCTCATCAAAAGCTTGAATTATTACTGTAACAACTTTATTATGTTGCGCCATTTCTAAATTATTTTTAAAAAGTTTAATTTTTACAAAATATGTATTATTCATAATTACCCCCTAAATTCTTTGTCTTTAATTTTTTCAATTAACTTTAATTTCCAATATTCATTTAAACTTTTGTTTTGATGCGCCTTTTGGTGGCAATCTCTACAAAGTGGAAATAAATTATCAATTCTATTTAATCGGTTGTTTTTTACACCCCCCATTCCTTTAGGTGTTAAATGGTGTATATCAACTGCTAATTGCCTATAACAACCCCAACAAATGGGGTTAGCCGTTTCATGGTAGCCCCAATAATCAGCAAATAGTTTTTTATAATTCTTTAAGGTTTTCATTGAAACTTTTTACTGCATTTTTTGTTAAATCATTTATATCATTAACTGAAAAATGTCCACTTCCCATTGATCTCCCTACAACTCCAGTTACAAATATATCCATTCTTTGTGTGTCATTTTTGGATAAATTACTTGATTGAATAGGTTTTGGGTTTTGATTATTAACCTGATTATTTAAATTATTTGCTTCCATATTATTATTGGAATTTGCAATTTTTAAATTCTCAATATTGGTGTAAGGATTCCCATTTGCTGATGTTCTTGTATTTGTTTCATCAAAATTAATTGCATCACCATTTTTAGGCATGGGATTTAAAACTGTTCCCCTTAAATACAATCTTCTGCCATCAATTAAATCAATAGCATAATTTGGAACTCCATCTTTAGTATTATCAAAACATTTATTTACAATATTATTTTTAGCCATTATTTTCTCCATTATTTTTTGCTAATTTATTATAATTGTTATTAATTATAATCTCCATAAATTATTTGTCTTCCCCCCAATAAAGAGGAACTGAAACAATATTTTCCTTATGTGGTGGTTTAGACATTCCATAAACTAAAACCCTTGCTTTTGGTCTATAAAATTTTATTGCATCAAAACTTTTTTTGGCATTGTCAAATTCTTTAAAATACATTTTATTATATTTTCCAAAACCATTAAATTCTGCAACACAATAACTTTTAATATAATGTTTTAAATAACTTTCATATTCTGCAAGTTCTTTAAAATTTGTAATGTTTTCCATTTTATTATTCCCCCTTTTTTAAAACTCCTCTAATAAAATTTGTTTTAACTTTAGTTTTTTCCCTTTTAAACCCCACCAGTAAGCATTGAGATATCGAACATAGTCATTTGCCTCTTTAATTGTATTAAACTCGTGAATACACCCCTCATCTTGTACATGGTACACATTAACCCCATGCTCTTTGGTTACTTTTTTGATTGTCATTGATTGCATTTTAAAACTCATCTAATAAAATTTTTTCAATCTTTTGTAATTTAATTTTAAAATTTTCTTTTACTACAAATTGTTTTTTTATGTTTTCATTTCCTAATGCAATATGCTCGTCAATAAAATGCTTTTGACATAAAATACAAAAATCAAATAAAAATTTATTTAGCCCTTTCATTTTATTCCCCCTTTATTATTATTAACTCTATAAACCTAGCATAAATGCTAGGTTCATAAAGATAAAGTTTTTATTTGATTGCCACTAAATAACCCAAATCAGAATAATTGCCATTTACATGAACTTTATAATCTCCCTGCCTTTTTTTGACTCGAATTATATCGCCATGATTCAATGGTGTTTCACTAGCAAGTCTTTCAGTTTCTTTATAATCTGCATCTGTATAAACTGCTTTTAGGCAAGCACCGACTGATAAAATATATATCTTATTTTCTTTCTGATCTTCAAAAAGATAGCATTTAGATTTTCCCTTATTATGATTAACTTCAAATGAAATTTCTTGTTGCTCATTTCTTCTGTCAACAATTTCGTTTCCAAACTTATCATAAACACTTTCTATTTCTAAATATCTCATTTCTTTTTCCTTATTATTATTAGTTTTTTCCATCATTATCTCCATTATTATTATTATTAACCTAGACTTTAAACTAGGTTTATTCAATAGTCAACAAAAAGTTTGCAAAAAAAAAGGGGGAATAAATCCCCCTAAGTTTAAAAAAGAAGGTGCTATTAAGCACCCTCTAATATCTTTTCCTTTTGTTGTTTATCAAGAAACTTTGTGCTTCTTGGATAGTTTTTTTCAACAACATCAGTAAACCAAATTCTAGTTTTAAAATCTTTCTTGAATTTTTTGTAAATTACTGGGGTTGAATTTTCATCAATAATATTATTAATCATTCTAGCAAAACGACCATCACTTTCAGTTGTCATATTTCTCAAACCTAAAGATAAAACCAGCTTTGCATATTCTTTATATCTTCTTGCAGTTGGTTCTATGTCTGAATTAATTATTTGCTCCATTTGAATTTTTCCCCAAGTACAATCTGGTAATCTTTGCATTCTTGATAGTCGAAGCATAAAATCATAAGCATAAGCAAAATCTTTAAAATAAAAAGTTTTAAAAACTTTACATTGATGTGTGTACCAACCTTTGTTAAAAGTTATTTTATAAGTCATATTCATTATTATCTCCTATTATTATTATTAAAAAAAGGAAAGTACTATTAAGCACTCTCCCCATACATTTCACATTCGTTACAAGTTTCTACATCTTTTTTATCAACAAAAATATTTTTTGGATTGTCGATATCACCATGTAAATCCATGTTTTCGTACCAACATTCCTCACAATCTATTTTATTTATATTAATTTTTTCCATCATTATCTCCATTATTATTATTATTATTAACCTAGATTACCAGTTAGGTTATTAAATGTAAAGAAAAATATATATTTTTTTTTATTTTTTTTTTCTTTTAATTTTGGTAAATTAATTAAGGGAGAAAGTTTTTTGATTTTCCCCCCAATAAAATCATTATTCTCTCTAAATTAATAGGGGTTAAACATGAGTCTATCAAGATTAACTTATTGGTTAGCCCCTATGACAAAAGAATCTGATATTCAAAGAGTTTGCCATGAATATCTAACATATATGGCAAAAACATATAATTTTAGGCATTTTCATGTTCCTAATGAGGGAAAAAGAAATGTTTATTATAATACCAAATTAAAAAACATGGGTTTAAAATCTGGTTGTCCTGATATTATTGTTGAATATCCAAAGGGAAGATTATTATATATTGAGCTTAAAACAGCAAAAGGCAGGTTATCTGAAAATCAAAAATTGTGGAAAGTGCAATCAAAAATTTATGAAACACCCCATTATATTGTAAAAGGTGATTTAAATGATTGCATTGAACAAGTAAAAGATATTATTGAAAAAAATATTCCCAAAAAAACCTCACAGTTGAATTAAAATTTTTTCTTATCTATTTAAACCTTTTTAACTTTAATACTCGCTGGGGGGCTTTAAATCGCCCATTAACACCCTTTTTTCTTGTCTTTTTATTTATTGGTCTTTTGTTTATCAATTCAGCTATTGTTGCTGTTGTTGTAAATCCACTCATTTACCCACTTTCCTCATAGCCCTATTGTGTGCTTGTGCAAATGTGAATCTTCCTGATTCTAAATCTTTAGACATTTCTTTCATGTGCTTTAAAGAATGATGCCTTGCATGGCGATTCATTGTTTTCTTTTGTCTTGTTGTTAAATTTTTTGTGAATTTTTGAATTGATGCAACTTTTACCATTACTTCATTTTCCTTTTTCTTCTTTTTGTTACCTTTTTCTTTTTCTTCATTCCTTTTGAATGTGTGGCTTTTCCATAATGATATGGCATTTTTTACTCCTTTTGTTGTTAATTCTTTGTATCTGTTTTTTTGTTTTTATCAAAACTTCTCATTCCTGCAATTCCTAACATTCCAAATAATAATGGCATCATTACCGACATATCGGCTTGAGGTATTGTTATTCCAAAACCTGCACAAATAGGACTAACCATATAATTTATTGCTAATGATAAACCACAAATCCAACCTATTAAGGGTCGCCATGAGCTTTGAAACCAATTACCCTTTGCTTCTTCTTGATTTACCTTTATTTGTTGTAATGCTAACTCTTGACCATGTTTTTCTGCCATAGTTGCTATTTCGTGTGCTAATTTATTTTTAGTGTCTTTATCCTCTATAAATTTTCCTAATAATTTTGATGCAACTGGCAATAAACTTGTAATCATAAACTTTTCCCCATTTTTTCAATTAATCTATTCCATCTATTTGTAGTTTGTTTATATGCTCTACTATCTTTCATTTCTTCAATAGCAGTTTTAATATCGTTGTTTTCCAATGCTTTTTTAAATTTTTTAAATTGATTTAATTTTGGTAAACCAAGTTGAAATGCCATGTGAATCACACATTCTTTTACATTGTCATCAATAGTCATTCCTTTACAAAATGTTTCACCATCATTAATTGAAACTTTTAAATCATTATCAAATAATTCTTCTGCTCTTTCTTTTGATATTGGTTGCATTAATTCTTCTTTTTCATTTTCCCTTATTAAATGTCCAACTGATATTGTCCAATAACCCAAATGGTCTTGGTAAGGTTCTAATATAAAACCACCCTCCTCCTTTATAATATCTTCTTTTAATTGTTCAATATTCATTTAGTTACCATTTTTTTTTGCCATTTGATTAAACCCAATAAAAGAACCTATAATTCCCATGTTTGATAAAACCCAAATTTCTGCAATTCCTGATAAATGGTCTATTCTTTCCATAGGCAATAAAGGGGTCATTAATACGACAATAAATCCAGTAACTGATAATGCACTAAACCATACTAAATATCTTTGTTGGTCTTCTTTTTTATCTCTATTTTCCAATAAAATTAATTTTTCTTGCATTTCAAATTCTTCATCACTAATAATATTGTCGTTATTAGTGTCCAATTTATTTAATTTAGAATTTTTTTGCAGTTTTTTTTGAGTCATTTAAAAACCTCATTTAATCCAAATACTTCCAAAATCATAAATGTAAAAAACAACAATAAAATTCCACCTGCTATAAGTTTTCCACTAAAATTTGTTGAACCTATTTTTACTGCTACAAATTCATTTCCCAATATTCTTAAAATTAACTCAAAACTATTTTCGCCAACTTTAACTTGAACTGGTTTTTCTATGGGTTTTTTTTCACTCAATAAAATAATCCTTTTTTATTAGGGTTATCTTTACATTCATAATCTTTAGGACAACCAAGCCTTATGTCTAATCCATCAAATTTATAATATTCAATTTCTAAATTAGCATAATTATTCATATATACACAACCAATTTTGTCCTGATAAATTTTTTGGTATTGTAAATCACAAATAGAATTACTTGATAATTGAAAAGGTTGAGGTGTTTTTTCTTTCATAAAAAATTTAATCATTACAATTAAAAATATAATTCCAACTCCAACAACAAAACTAATAATTCCTGCCATTTTTATTAAATCAAATATTTCTTCTTGTTTTCTGCTTGCTTCAAGTTTTCTTTGTGTTTCTTCTTTTTTTGCTTGATCTATTCTTTTTTTTCTTTCTGCTAAAATACTCGCCCATGTCCCACTTCCAAAACGAAAGTCTATCATCACAGCCACCTCTCTGAGCTTTTCTTGAGCTAGTTTTGCGTCAATAATTTCTTGAGCAACAGATTCAGTATCAAAATTAGAAAATCCACCACTTTTTTTAAATCTATCTTTTTGTGCTTGTTGCTCCCCTTTTATTAAATCATCAATACTTTTCGCAATATCGCCAATATCATTAGCAGTTTCAATATTTGATTTTATAAAATCGGTTGCTTGTTTTACCAAAGCAATTCCAGTTAATACTTCTGCAACTACCATTAGTGTGAAACCCTACCATCTAAAAGATTATCATATTTTATTTTTAATTTTTTGGGTTTCCATAACCTGCTTATTATTACTTTTGTTCTTTGGCTTCTTAAAGATGCCCTTTGTTTAACTGTTAAAAAACAAGGTTGGAATATACCTGACCCATGCAAGTTGACTATCTGACGGCTCTTAAAAAGGGTTTTTTCATAGGTTTTTGCAATCAAAATTAAGTTTTAACCACTTTCAAGGGTTTTTAGTCTGTTTTCATAATCAGCACATTTTGCTGAAAGTTCTTTAATACCTGCTACTAATAAAGGAATAACCCCTTGATATTCTAATTGATAATATGTATCGCTTGTTTCATTTCCATCATTATCCATTTCAGGCACTTCGCTTACTGGCTCTGGAAAATTATTTAAAAAATCTTGTGCAAGTAAAAATGACCTACGAACACCATCTTTATCACCATCTTTTTTTGTACCTTTAGCAATTTTTATATCGCCAACATCTTTGCCATCAGGTATTTCATTTGCATCTTTTTCTTTTTGTGTATACAAAACATCTGATTCATAAGTTTTTGTTATTTTATATTTTCCAATAACTGCTCGTAATTTATTTATTTTTTCTTCAGCATCAGTAATATTTTCAATTATATCTTTTTTTCGTTCATCTGAAGCTGAACCAAAAGATGTTCCATCGTGGCTTAAGGCGACTCCATTTGCACCATTAATAATAAAAAAATTTGAACTTGAATTTGATGCAATTAAACTTGTATCACAATCACCTGTACTAGATTTAATTCTAACCTCTGGTGCTAAACTTCCCATAACATTTAAACTTACTTGTGTTCCACCAAATAAACCACTCTTATCAGGTGCTGTTGTTCCAACTCCAACGTGTTCACCAGTAACAACTAATCTAGCAGCACCCTCACTTAATAATTTTATGCCACCACTATTTCCTGTAGCAGAACCAATATTTATATTGTCTGGGTCATATATCCATGCTTCACCTCCAGATGCTCCATGTGCATTATAAGTTGAACCTAATTTGTTAATTTGTAATGTTTTGCTGTTTTCTGCATTTGTTACATCTATTCCAATCGCTGTTGAATTATTTCCCTCAACATCTAAAACATTGCCCGGAGAAGTTGTACCAATTCCCACATTTCCATTTGATTTTATTGTCATTTTTGTTGTGGCTT